ATAACACCACAAGTCGTAAAACCAGCTAGCTGTACCGTCTGGCGTCGAAATAAACAACGCCCAACCCTCCTTATCCGCTAAAGCAGGTCGAATTACCTCAAACCACACCTCTGAATCCATAAATGCCGCCTCATCCAGCACGACGCCCGACAAACTTCGGCCCCTCAACGCCATTGCGTTCTCAGTACCCTTCAATTCAATGGTTGAACCGTTAATTAGCTCGATTCGTAGGTCTGTTTCGTTCTTACTCTTGATCCAAACCTTCGGAACCAGCTTTTTTAACGCTCGCCACGCAATATCTTTGGCCATCCGATACGTCGGAGCACAATAAAAGAACGTTTCACCCGGACGGTTGAGCGCTCCACGAAGTAGTTCGACGCATGAAAGGTACGATTTGCCGAATCGACGACCGGCAACCAATACTCGAAAGCGTTTGTCGCTCGAAAAAACTTGGCCCTGTGCCCATCTCAGGCTTACGGGCTCTGCTTTTGTGCTCATGGCTATTACATTACACAGTTTTTCAACCCCTACCCCCCTCCTGGACGTGCCAGATCGTATGGCGGGCAGTTATTATCTGAAAAAAGGTCGATAGGTTGATGCCTGAGCCTCTAACGGATCGCACCACACAAGCAAAAGAAGATCGCATTAGGCGGCTCTATCGACGGCAGCTCGACGGACTGTCCGCTCGTGCGCTCGTCTACGACCACAAAGAGAAAGAACAGATCTCAATCAATACTGCTTGGCGCGATTGGGCGGAAGTTAAAAAGCTCGTTGATGAAGACTGGCAAGCTGATCGCGACAACATGTTGGCGCGTCTTCAACACATGCGCACCAAACTGTTCCATCAAGCGCTCAAGAAAGGACAGTTGCAAACCGCTAGCCAGGTGCTCGACTCCATCGGACGTGTCATCGGTGAATCCGTCGAGACCGTCAACATCCAAGCGCCGGAACTTAAGATCTCCATCGAAGATAAGGGCGACTGATCCCCACGCTCACAACTTCAGACCCCTGCCCCCACCTAGGGGGCTTTTTTATTACACGAGTGCTATTCAGCAGACATACGTGTAAGTAGTGGGCGGATCGCTAGGCGGCTGAGATTTTGCAACACTACCCCCGCCTCCAACTTGTCACATTTCTTAGTGTCAGATCTGAATAAGATCTGGTACACTGTAAGAAGGAAGAAAGAAAATTCTTCCCGCGTGGCGCAAGCCGCACCTTGAAAACTGCATAGGGAGCAAACCGCACCAATCGACACAGCCTCCGGGCTACCGTCGCAAGGTGTCAAGCGGTGTTACAAGATTTTGTGCGCCGCCAGGAGCGCTCCCAAAGAGACCAACGAACCAACCCTACGAACAACCATGAAAACGTTCTTAAGTGTGTTCGCCGCCTATGTTGCGGCAGGCGCATTCGGCCTTGCTGTGGTCCACAACGCTACTGAGTCGCTCCAACAAAGCTTTACTCATAGCGGGAGCCAACGTTACGTCCGGGTGGTGCGCTGAAATGGCTTTGATGTCTGACTGTCGCCTTCGGGATGCCCTGGAGGCTCGCTTTACTGATGAGTCGGAAGTCAGGGATGTTGCCAGCTATGGCTGCATCTCTGGAGTTTCTGATTTTATCTACTATCGCGAGACAATCGCATTTTTTGATCAACATCAAAGCGACATAGAGGAATGGTTACTTAGTGACCATGACTTTACGCTCGCTGACTTCTGCAAAAATGCGGAAGATGTTGACCAGTTAAAGAATGCAATGGTCTGGGCTGCTGTTGACCTCTACTGTCAAGAGCGCACCATTTACAAAGAAACCCTGGAGCCCGCCTAGTCGCGGGCTTTTTTTCTATGTATTTTGACCGTTTCGACATTTGCGAGGCTCACTACATGTTTGCCACGCTTTGGCATGGTGGCATGGGTTGCCCCATTTATTGGAAGTTCGGGCAGTTGGAGCGGATTCAGTTCCGCCCCAGTCCATGCCTGAATGGGCCTAAAGATCTGACCATGAATGGCCGCGAGATCTACCGTCAACTGGTGGTGAATCTTTGCGGCATAAAATCCACCGCTCCAAAAACATGAATGAACTGAATGGCCTTTATGGCCCGATGCGTGCCGTTGATGTTTTAGACCTGTTGGCCTGGGAGGATAACCGTTCCAGGGATGACGCCATGAGGTATGGATGGCCTGAAACGGATGCTTATTTTCGAGCTTGGAAGTGGCTGACTGCTGTGGTTTTGGACAATCCGAGGCCAGAGCTGCCATGGCACGCTGAGCAAGCGATTTTAAGGGTTCAAACCAAGGGCTACCTGTCCACGGTTAAATAAGAAGAAAGCCCCATAACGGGGCTTTTTTTATGCACTGAGTCGGATGAGGCATTCCTCAGCCTTGCAATCTTCCAGCTTGGCTCTAATCCAGTTAAGACGCCCGGCGACCTTTCGACCATCATTGGTGTCCTTGTAACAGTGAAGAGCTTCAAGGAGGAGCATCCACTCATCAGCGCAGAA